TCTAAGCATAAGGTCCGGTGACCATGGTTTCGGTTACGTCTTCCACGCCGCCCGGAACAGCGGCCATGATACCAACTGATTCTTCCATCATGGGAGGAGGTCCACCTGACATGCCGCCTACTGCGTCTACCAGTGCTCCGGTTTCCATTGCCATGTTGTCGGCAACAGCGGATTTAGTAGCGAGTTCAGTAATCCCTCCCGGAGCACCGCCTACCTCGGCAAGCTCTTCCTGCATCAGGGCACCAATGCCCTGATCTAACTGGGCTAATTGAAGCGTCGGTTGTACAAGGGCCAAGACCGAATCAGGTGTTTGGGCAGCGTCTTCTGCCCCGACTACAGCCGCTAAGTCTGTACGATACTCGTCTAGCGTCCGGTTGTCATCCCACACTGCATTTATTATACCGGTGATGTCGGTTGCTGCATCCAGATTAGCCATACTGAGTGCGGCTTCTTCTCCGGCAGCTTGCGTAACACCCTCCACCATCATTTCGTCCGTTGCCGCAGCCATTTCCTGATCTGCTGCCTGAAGGACTTCGGGAGGAAGCTGGGATGGATCTGAGATGGGAGGTTGCCCTCCACCGGCTCCCATCATGGCCGCAAGCTCCGGTGGCAAACCTCCTTGTGGCGGCATGGGAGGTGGCATGGGAGGTCCCGCTGCGATAGGCGGCATCATGCCACCGTTAGCCATGCGGAACATTCTTCGATTGTAGATATTACCGGGCATTATGAGAACAAGCCTCCTAGTTGTTTACCAGCTACTCCTAAACCAAGAAGACCGGTTCCTGCACCCGCTACTTGCTGGAAGGTACTGGGTGCGGGAGGGGTGGGCGCGGTGAGGGAACCCAGACTGGTTTGCGTGGAAGGTGCGCCCTTATAAATATCCGACAGGAAGGACACGCGACTATACGGCTCGTAGAGCTGTCTTTGGAGATTACCCCGTTGGGCATCCAGAATACCCTGTTGCAATTGTTGTTGCTGTCCACCCAGTTGCTGCAACGCTGCAATGTCGCGTAGGCCGGATTGCTGTGCCGCTTGTCCGGCTCCGATTTGCTGTCCACCGATTTGCGCTTGCTGGGCACCAAGTTGTCCTGTCAAGCCCCCAATTCCGGAAAGCAACTGAGCTTGCTGCTGTTGCCGTCTTTGCTGGTTCTCGAAGGCCGCAGTCCCGGTCTGCAACGCTTGGGTAAAATTCTGCTGGTTTAATTGAGCCAGTGCTCTGGCCCGTGCATCCTGAAGATTCTCTTCGAGCTGCGCTGCCTGAATCCCGAACCGGCTACCACCAAAAGCCCCGGCTCCCGCGGCCTGTGCGGCAAGTTGGTTCTGGGCCTGTGCGCCTTCTTCATTAAGTCGTTCCAAGGTGGCGTCAATAACCGCTTGCTGGAAAGGATTGGTGTAGGCCGTCAGGTCCGTAGGAGCAAAAAGCCCCGCTGTTCCCAATGCCGCCGTTCGTGCCTGTTCCACTGGATCGAGAGCCGCGCCCGTCGTGGCTAGTCCCGTTCCAAGGGCCGCTGTGCCGGTAGTAAGACCCGGCAGGTATGCCCCTATCCCCTGTGGCCCTGCCGCTTGGGTAAAAGCCTGTTGTTGAAAGGGAGAAAAACCGGCGACCTGTTGTATAGGCAGCTCAATGGGCTGGTCAGCAAGTTTCCGTCCTGATTGAAGCAGACCAAGTTTTATGGCCTCTATCTCAGGGGATTCTCGAATAATTTGTTCTTGGATAGTGGTTTCAGGCATCGTCAGGCCCTCATCTCGAAGTTACGCATCAGGTTGTAGAGGTTCTGTGCCCCTGCGTAACGGTTACCTCTCCCTGAAGGGTCTGCGCCACGTACCGCTCTTGAATTAATTACAAACTCCCCGTCCGACAGCATCGCGGGAATATCGTCAGACTTCTCGGTCCCCGGACCCTCTACTAAAAGGTCGCGTTCCGGATAATTTACACTTCCGCCACGAGCCGCGCTGAGTAAAGTGGAAGGCAGTATATTACTGTAATCGGCAACCACTACTTCTTGATCTGCTACAGGAATCTGTTCTGTGCTTATTTCCTGTTTATCAGCAAGAGCCTGTCTTTCAGCAGAAGTAAGCGAGGGTATCCCCAGGTCCGGTTTGGCTGCTAGTGTCTTGTCCGGATCTTCTTCTGGTTGTGTTTCAAAGGCACCCATACCATATGCGCCCAAGCTTAAAGCAGCAGCCGTGGGACCCCACTTGGCTAACGTACTTGTTTTAGCACCGGAGGCTTTTATAAATTCTTTTAACCCTGCCTCGGTAGGCGCAAATCCATGTTTCGCCGCTGAAGCATTATAAGCTGCTTCGGCCTTTGCTATCTCAGCTGCTTCCTCTCCCGCCGTCGCACCGGCTCTCGTCCAGTAGTCACCCGCTCTAGTAAGCTTATCATCAAGCCAATCAAACCCAATACCAGCTTGATCCAGAACAGTGTCTCCCGTCCCTCCCCGCAACACATCCACATCGGTCGGATCTAAACCAAAAGGTCTTGCATTGGTTGAAAAGTCACCTGTTTGACTAACAAGTCTAGTATCTCCAACGTTAACCGGACTTTTGAGGTTGAAGGCAAGTGTATTAGGATTACTGACGCTGACACTTGTCCGATCTATCGGAGCTGCGGGAACAGGAGCAACTGGAGCAACTGGAGCAACGGTAGTGTATTGATTAGGAAGATACCTCGTGGCATCCCCTGGAATGGTAGCAGGACTCGGAATAAAGGAGCCAGCAGCGTCTGCCGCGCTCACGTATCCTTCAGTGGGGCTAAAGGTTCCAAGATCACCTTTAATTGCACTGGTAATACCACCTATGGGATCACCGCTCACGATAGCTTTCCAAGCCTGACTGGCTGTGGCTGGAGCTTGCGTTCCAATCTGTACCCCGGCAGCGTTAAAGATGGGAGTTTGACCTGTGATACCAGCTTCCAGACCCGCACCAAAACCACTCAACCCCGTTCCTTTAGGTGCCGCTGCCAGCCCCTTGAATCCTGCTCCAATTAGAGAGCCAATTCCTCCTATAGCGGCTGATTTAAATGCGTCCTTCAGGTTTCCTCCCCCTATAAGGGTGCCGATACCATTCGCAAGCGCCATTGATCCCCATGCGCCAGCTCCAAACACACCCGGTAAAGCAGCTCCTAAAAACGGGACTCCAAATACGGCAGCGGCAATTGGTAATACAACTGGCGCAATCTTCTTGACGACTTTGACGACCGACTTAACTGCCTTTTTTATGCCTTTAAATATGCTTTTGAAAAAGAACTCCGGCATTCCTGTGACCGGATTAAGGCTATTGAGCTGGTCCCCTACGACGTACCGTTGAGGGTCCAGACCCATTTCCGTCATCTGATTGAACAAAAGGGCCTTGATCTGGGGGTTGGCCTCCAGTACCTCCATCGGAATAACAGTTTCCCCTTGGGCGGCATGGACCACATAAATGTCTCCGTTTCGCCCCATTTCCGCCAACTTTTGGACTTGATCCTGCATGGTAGCTATCCCCATGGGCGCAAGCTCGTAAGAAGGAGAGGCGTCTACATAAGACTGAAGACCGTTAGTGGAAGGTATATAAGAAGGCTGTATCATTACGAAAGCTCCAATACGCTGGCGAAAGCGTAGATTTTGGATGCGACATCACAATTAAGTTGAAGCGTATCACCGGTTTCCAAGACAAAAGGACCAGCGAGGGACGTTTGAGATAAAGTAGCAATGGTGGATTTCTTGAGCACCACCAATGTAGAACCAGAACTGTCGTTTATCTTAGGATAAACTACTACATCTCCACTATGACTATTATACAGATTTATATTCTTTACAACAGCTTCCGTTGCAGTTGGGCAAGTATAAATAGTCACGTTTCCCGTATCACCGACCAAGGTAGCTATATTTTTATATGCAGCGGCCATTAGATTATTACCAGAGTCCCGTTTACGGTGAGAGTAATACTACTGTCCACGGTCAGGGGACCAGTGCAACTGGCATTGGTACTGGTAGCAATGATCGTATCGGCGGTTAAACTGGTTGTGTTGACCCGGAATATGTCCCCCAAACCGCTACTGGAATCCCCGGTAATTCCATTGTTCCCTGAAAAATAGCCAGCTCCGGCGGCTCCTCCCGCAGCGCCACCGCTTTCCAAAAACCAGTTAATTCCTTTTGTTTCGTCATCTCCGCTCACTATCGCCGGAAAGTCGATTTTGGTGAGGGCCATCTCCAGATCCCGCATAATTCTGGAGAAGGTATCCTGGTCGTAGGTGGCCGGAACCAACGGGAAGGCATGATCTAATAAAGAGGACATTATCTCCTCCCGTCTGGCCGGACATTGAGGCGAGTGTCACCAAGCGTCCACGTAGTATCCGTCTTGGAACTTGCAATGCGGAGAGTCGCACTTCGGCCCCGGCACCGGACATCGGCTTGGGTAGTCGTAGAGGTGACCGTGGTCGAGGCTTCGGTCACCAGACTGTCGCCGGGAAAGGGTCTTGTTTTCAGAACATACCCCACCTCGGCATCGGTGCCGCTGACTACGATGTCGGGAATGACCTTGTTGATAAACAGGAACTCGTTGCCATCCCCAATATCGAAATCGGCAGACTCGATAAAGGATTCCATCGCGCTTCCGTCATCGTTCTCTGTGTTCTCATGGTTATAGATGTATTCAACGGAACTCGCGGACCCCGCTCCTCTGGGATTGTCGTGAATACCAAAGTCCACCCATGCGGTACGCGACAGCGTTCCAATATCCCATGTATTTTCGGTGTAGTTGAACTTGGCATAGCGGTCTATTTCCGTAGCGTCAGAGGACACATAAAAGAAAAAGATCTCGTTGAACATGCGGTTCGATCCCGCAAAGAACTTACGGCTTTGCGCCAGATTGATGTCATCAAAGATATACCGCAGTACCGTGCATGGGATCACTTCCGCCCGTCCCGTGTAGGTGTAGAAGTTCTCGCGGTCCATCCAGAAGATCCGGTCCCCTATGGATACCACGGCATTGGGAGAGATGACGGAGATGTTGTTGGACACCAGTGCAAACCCAAACGTAAAGGGTGGCCCGGTAAATCTCATGCTGTAGAGGGACACGTCGGTCCAGATTAGAATTTCCTGTCTTGTTTTCTGGGCCGCTATAATCTCGGACCCTGTAGACAGACGTTGACTTCCTGATGTGTTGGTGGCTGTAGGGGTCCAATCAAAAGGAGACTCTTGGTCAGACCAGCGAACCATTAGTAAATCCTGAGTACTTTCCCCTAGTGCATTGCAGCCAAGAGCTACGATATGCCGATCCGCACCGGAAACCATAATCTGATGAGTAACCGTAGGAGCATCAGAAGCACCCGTCTGGGATGCAAAAGTAGTAGCGCGAGCGCCTAACCCCAGAGTCTTGTCCCAATAGTAGGGAGTACTGTCTACCGGGGAAAAGGCAAGATCCTCCCCCCAGTTGTCCTGGGACCAAAGCCTCAACTGCAAGGTGGACGTACTCGCGGTAGCCCCACCCCAGGAGGTAAAGTCATTGGCTTCCTTGACAATAGTAGTGTCTGCGTGAGCCGCTGCTGTTGTTCCTCGAACTCCTCTTACCACTCCCGCATCCAAGGTCTGGGAAGTTTTCCCTGTGTACTGGATCAACTCATCTTCGATCTGGATCAGCCCCACGAACGTAACAGCAGCACTGCTGCTATGGGTTGCGATAGTGGTGCCATCCGTGTTTCGAGTTAAATCACTTAGTACATTGTCCGTCTTTGTGCCGTACCTGATTTTCTCACTTCCAACAAGAATGGTTCCTTCGTCCGGGAAAGCACTAGCGGAGGCAAGAGAAATAGTATCACTGGTAAGAGTGACGTTGGCACTAAGCGTAGAGGAAGCCGTTTCAAAATCGGTGGCAGACGTCAGGATAATACTGGTAGCAGAATCTGAAATAAGGCCGTTGAGCGTGGTCTGGGAATAAGTAGTGGCGGGTCCTCCATAAAGTCCCGCCCCAAAACCAATACCCGCTACACTGACCGTCAAACCAGAGTTTATCTGGTAAATAGCCGTTGGGGTTCCCCCTCCTGCTGTGTCCCCGGAAGAAGCGGAACCTGCCGTAGTAATGGTGTAACTATTGGCATCTATAATTGTGATCTGGTGCTCGGTATTCAATTGAGCAGCGGTAATTCCATCTGTCGTGGTCGCCCCGGAAAAGGTCACAAAGTCATTGGTTACCGCCCCATGACCGGGATCTGTAACGGTTACGATACCACTTCCCGCATCCCCTGTTGTAAAGGGATTACTGGCAAGCGTTGCAGTCCTACGAACAGGGGTTATGTCGTTATACGCACCGCCTTCCTCTACATAGAACTTGCTGTCAGTCCCTACCCCCATATAGTTGGCCCCATCGAGCGCCGACCATATGTGCAAGGATCGTGTAGTACCTTCTATTGTATCAGAGCTAAGTCGGGTCCAGCCGCCCATCTTCTCCGGGTGGCCCTTCCGAAACCGGATTAAATTGGAGTCAAACCATCCATTCTCACTGGCATAGGAAGTGGCTTCTTTATTAACCCCTGGAACAAAAGTAATCTTGGTTAACGGCATTTAGATCTTCCAAATCTGTACATCCGCGTACACTTCCACGACACCAAAAGTAGTTGCGATACCTCCTGGATTACTGACACTTACACGGTGCTGCAACTGAACCGACTTGGAACCGGCAAGTGTGAACCGGCCATGCAGAGTCGCAGTTGTTGTAACATTAGCGTCTGGTGTGCTTTCATTAAGTCCAACGATCAAGGTGGTCCCATCCGTTGTATTCTGTAGTCGTATCTTGTGGAGGCTTACTTCGTTGCCGTTAGCCGAACAAGTGGTCCAATAACTTCCAGCGGGTAAGGTAATGGTACTGGAAGAAAGAGAGGCTCCCGTGATCTCATTTGTTTTTACGGTGTTTAGATCCCGCTGGTCCCAGCTTCCGCTACTCAAAGTCTGCGCTGCAACCCCATCAGCTTTTTCATCTCGTATATGCAAAAGAGAAGAAGCAAAGTTATCCGCTGCCGCCGCCCAAGCATTGTCTCCTCGCAA